CAGTCCCCGACGGTGCCGGTGAAAGCTCCGCTCATGCCGGATGTTCTTTCTGCCGATGCGGTGGCCGAGTGGGAAAGAGTGGTTCCGGCGTTGATGTCTCTGCGCCTCATCTCTGAACTCGACGCGATGGCTCTGTCCTCGTACTGCCAGGCCGCTGCGGATTGGCGTCGTTACCAGCGTCTGATCGCCGAGCGAAACGCCAAATCCGACGATGAGCTGGGTGGTGATGTCCAGACGTTCAAGACCGGTGCCCAGCAGATGCACGTTCTGCGGCAGCTCGCCAACGACGCCGAGCGCCGCGCCAACGCCGCCGGCGCCCAGTTCGGCATGTCGCCAGTGTCCCGCCGCAACTTGAAAGCACCGGCGCCCCCGCAAGGTGAGTTATTCCCCAATGACCCAAGAGCAGCCGCCGAACAGTACTTCAGCTGATGACCGAGTGACCGCCTACGCGAATGCCGTGCTGGCTGGTGAAATCGTCGCGGGCCCTGATGTCCGCAATGCGTGCAAGCGTCACTTGCGAGATTTGAAGAACGGTCCGGATCGCGGGTTGGTGTTCGACCTGGCTCGCGTGAATCGTGCCATCGGCTTTTTCGAAGATGTTCTCTGCCTCAACGGCGGTGACTACGAAGGCATGCCGTTCTTGCTTGCACCTTGGCAGGCATTCGTCGTGGGCAGTCTGTTCGGTTGGATGACAGAGGATGGTTTCCGCCGCTTCCGCTTGGGCTACATCGAGACGGGAAAGGGCTCCGGGAAAAGTCCACTGGTTGCTGGTATCGGCTTGTACGGTCTGGCATCCGACGGTGAACGGCGTGCGGAGATCTACGCGGCCGCCACCAAGCGTGACCAGGCAATGGTCTTGTTTCGTGACGCCGTGTCGATGGTGGACATGTCACCGTCGCTACATTCCCGGGTTGTGCAATCGGGGCGGGACGAAAAGGTCTGGAACCTCTACTACCCCAACACCCGTTCATTCTTCCGCCCGATCAGCGCGGACGAAGGCCAGTCCGGCCCACGCCCTCACATCGGTTTGCTCGATGAGGTGCACGAACACAAGACCGCTGCCACTGTGAACATGATGCGCGCCGGGACCAAGAACCGGCGCAAGGCCATGGTGGTGATGATCACCAACAGCGGCTCTGACAAGAAGACAGTCTGCGGTCAGTATCATGACCTCGGAGTGCGCATCTGCGCGGACATCGAAACAGACGACAGCTTCTTTGCGTTCATCTGTTCGCTGGACGAAGGGGACGATCCTCTTACAGACGAAGCCTGCTGGCCGAAGGTCAACCCGTCGCTTGATTACATTGCGGAAGGGCAGACCGACGGCATTCCCGGTCGCAAGTATCTGCGCGAGCAAGTGCAGTCGGCCCGGGGGCTGCCAGCGCAGGAGTCGGTTGTGCGCCGACTCAACTTTTGCGAATGGACCCAGGCGGATGCGCCTTGGATCTCGTGGGCGGTTTGGAAGCAGGCGGAAGAGCGCGTGCCGATGCGGATCCTGCGCAACCGTCGTTGCGTTGCCGGCCTCGACCTTGCCAGCACCACCGACCTGACTGCGTTTGTGTTGTTGTTCTGGCCGGTGCCACACGACCCACATTGGCGCTTGTTGCCGTATTTCTGGATTCCAGATGAGGACCTTCAGGGGCGCGAGGATCGAGACAAGGTTCCATATGCCATGTGGGTCAAGGATGGTCATCTTGAAACGACACCAGGTCGTGCCATCAGCAAAAAACACGTACTGCTGAGGCTCGTAAAAATCTGCGCGTACTTCGACGTGGAGCGCATCGGTTATGACCGATGGCGCATCGAAGACTTGCTGCAGCTGATGGCCGATGAAGATATCACCCTGCCAGAAATGGTCGGTTTCGGCCAGGGCTTCAAGGATATGGCGCCGGCAGTCGATGAGTTTGAGCGTCGATTACTGGGTCAATCACCTGAGCAGGAAGTGATAGATCTCGACCCGTCGAACTACGAATTCATCGAACCCGAAGTGGTCGAAACCTTGCGTCATGACGGTAATCCGGTAATGACCTGGAACGCCGGCAACGCCGTGATCGTTTCCGACCCAGCCAACAACCGAAAGGCCGACAAGGCCAAGGCAACAGGCCGAATCGACGGCATTGTGGCATCCATCATCGCTGTGGGAACCAGCATCAAGTCCGCTGGCCCGAGCGGCAAATCCATCTACGACGAAGGGGCGGGTATATGAAATTAGCCATCGCGGCCTGGCTGTCCGGCCTGCTGGGCTTCGGGCTACTGGTTTGTGGCGTGGCGCTGATCAGCGTTCACGCCGGTTGCATCGTCGCGGGAGTCGGCCTGTTGGCCTGGTCCTACCTTGCCGATCGCGCTGCCGCCGCAATGAAATCCCAATCCAAACCCCAAGGAGGTTGAGCATGTTTTTCTCAAGCGTGCTCGGCGATGGGCGCGGCACTCTCACAAACCCCGACAGTGGTTTCTGGCGCGGACTCATTGGCAGTGGACGGAACAGTTCGGGCGTCACAGTCACGCCCGAGTCAGCGCTTGGCCTCCCCATACTGCAGAACTGCGTCACGTTGCTGGCGGAAACCATGGGGCAGTTGCCCTGCGAGATGTACCGCCGCCAAGACAAAGGGCAGCGGGAAGCGGCGATCAATCATCCGGTCTACGACGTTCTGCGGTACCAGCCCAATGGTTTTCAGACACCATACGAATACCGCGAATGCAGTCAGCTCGCGGCGGGACTGCGCGGCAACAGCTACAGCTTCATCGACCGTCGCGACGACGGCAATGTCATTGGCTTGTGGCCGTTGTGCAACAACAAGGTTCAGGTGTTAAAGGGCGCCGACTTGCTGCCTTACTACCGGATCGGTGCAAGCGATGCGCTACCGATGCGCATGATCCATCATGTGCGATGGGTCAGCACCAATCACTACGTGGGGCTTTCGCCCATCGAAGTGCACGCCGATTCTCTCGGGCTCGCCCAAGCCGTGCGGCAGTACACCGGCAAGAGCTTCGCCAACGGCGTGACGGTGTCCGGGGTAATCGAGCGCCCCCGTGAGGCGCCGTCGATCAAGGATCAAGGCAGCATCGACAAGATTGTTGATCAGTGGGGCCAGAAGTTCGGCGGCATGGACAACGCCAAAAAGGTCGCGCTGTTGCAGGAGGGCATGACCTTCAAACCGGTGTCGATGAATAACGTTGATGCCGAGGTGCTGGGCATCCTCAAGACCACCGGCACCGATATCGCCCGGATCTACAAGATCCCGCTGCCCATGGTCAACGACCTGGAGAAGTCGAACTACAACACCCTTGAGCAACTGATGATTCAGTTCGTGGTGTTCGCGTTGCTGCCTTGGGTAAAGCGTCACGAACAATCAATGATGCGCGACTTCCTGCTGCCCAAGGATCGGCGCGAGTACTTCATTGAGTTCAATCTGTCCGGACTGCTGCGCGGCGATCAGAAAAGCCGCTACGAAGCGTATGCCATCGGCAGACAGTGGGGCTGGCTCAGCGTCAATGACATCCGGCGTCTGGAGAACATGCCGCCGGTACCTGGTGGCGATATCTACCTTCAACCATTGAACATGGTCGACGCAGGAAAGCCCGGCGGCGATTTGACCAACCCCAAGGTGCGAGCTCAGCTCGAACTCCAGCAAGCTGAAATCGGAAGGATTCTTGCCCAATGAAAAACTATCTGCGAGCCTCCAGCCTGCTGTTCAATCAGCCGTTGCTGGTCACGCCCGACATGCTGGATCTCGGCGTGCGATGGGCCAACCAGGCAATGAGCCTGAACATCGTCAACATTGGTGCCAAGAACGGCCCGGGCATCTGGGATGACGATGGCATCGACCGCATTGCACAGCAAGAGGAAGAGCGCCGAACGGCCATTGCGCGAACCGGGATCGAGGTGATTCCCGTCAGCGGCGTGTTGGTCAGCCGTGGCAGTCACATCGGCATGTGCGAAACGATGACGAGCTACGAATCACTGCGGGCGCAACTGCGCAACGCGGTAGCCGATCCGATGGTAGAGCGGATCGTGCTGGACATCGACAGCCCCGGAGGCTCAGCTGTCGGCGCTTTCGAACTGGCTGCCGATATCCGCGCCATGGCTCAGCAAAAGCCTATCACGGGCATCGTCAACTTCATGGCCTACAGCGGCGGCTACTTGCTCGGATCGGCCTGTAGCGAGCTGGTGGTGAGCCAGACCAGCGGTGTGGGTTCGATTGGCGTCATCGCCAGTCACATGGATCGGTCCAAGCAGGAAGAGGGCATGGGCGTGAAAGTGACCACGGTTTATGCCGGGGCTCACAAGAACGATCTCAGCCCTCACGAACCCTTGAGCGAGCAGTCGCTTAAGTACCTGAACGATGTGGTTCAAGAGAGCTACCAGCTCTTCGTCAACGCCGTGGCGGACTACCGGGGACTTTCCGTGCAGCAGGTCATTGCCACCGAAGCAGGGCTGTATCGGGGGCAGGCCGGTATCAATGCCGGGCTGGCTGATCGGATGCAGAGCCCGCAACAGGCGGTCGATGACCTTTCTCACTCTGTCGCCATGAGCCGTACAGTCCGCCAGTCTGGCCGCCTGTCCGTCCGTGCATCCGCGTTGAATCTTCAAACTCAGATCTGACCGCGTTCGCGGCAGTCACCGAAACCCGCCCTGTGCGGGTTTTTTTATGCCCAGGAGGCAACATGTCCCAAGTACTTCAGTTGCGTAGCGAACGCGCGAAGATCAACGATTCGATTCAGGCGTTGGCCAAACTCGAAACGGCAGGCGAGTCCTTGTCTGCTGAACAGTTGGCTCAGTTCGCGACTCTGGAAGCAGAGTTCAATGCACTGACTGACAAGATCAGTCGTGCAGAACAGGCCGAGCGTATTGCCGCCGCGAGCGCGGTACCGGTGAGCGAGTCTGCCCAAGGACGCACCGGTCCGCCGCAAGGTCGTGCTCACGGCCATATTCACGGTGGTGGGCCGGCTGAAGCACCAGGTGTGCGAATGGCCCAGATGGTTCGGCTGCTTGCCGCCGCCGGTGGCAACCAGCATCAAGCCGCGCAAATGGCGCAGCAGGGTGGGTTTTCTACCGATGTTTCTATGGCGCTGAGTACAGTCACACCGGGTGCTGGCGGCGTATTGGTTCCGACAAACTTCGCTACCGAAATCATCGAGGCGCTCCGTCCGATGTCGGTTGTACGGAAGATGGGTGCACGTAGCTTGCCGCTGAACAACGGCAACCTGACTCAACCCCGCATCACCGGCAACACCGTCGTCACCTATATCGGTACCGAAACCGATATCCCGCTCACCGGGATGACGTTCGCGGATACGAAGCTGTCTGCGAAAAAGGCCGCAGCGATCGTGCCGATTTCCAATGACCTGATTGCCAATGCTGGTGTCAGCCCTCGAATCGACGAAATTGTTGTTGCTGACTTGGCTGTATCTATGGGCCTGTCGGAAGACCTGCATTTCATTCGCGCGGACGGTAGCGGCTCGCTGCCAAAGGGCATGCGTTACTGGGCGCAGTCGTTCAACATCTTGCCAGCGCCGGCAGTGGACACCATCACCCTGGAAAAAATCGACCTTTTCTGCGGCGGCATGATGCTTCGTTTGGAAACAGCGAACGTGATGATGAAGGACTGCGGCTGGTTGATGCACCCGCGCGTGTTCCGTTGGTTGCAATCGCTGCGTGACGGCAATGGCAACAAGGCGTATCCGGAAATCGAGCAAGGTCTGTTCAAGGGCTACCCGGTTGGCCTGAGCAACCAGATCCCTGTCAACCTCGGTGCCGGTGGCGACGAGACCGAATTCTACTTCGTCAACTTCGCGGACATGATGATCGGCGAAGACATGGACCTGACGATCTCCTTCAGTAACGAAGCCTCCTACAAGGACGCCGAAGGCAACATGGTCAGCGCGTTCCAGCGTGACCAGACGCTGGTCAAAGTGATCGCCAAGCACGACTTCGGCCCGCGCCACGTCGAGTGCATCGTCGTTGCCATCAACGTCAAGTGGGGCGCCGGCATGTAATTCCGCGACCCCGCTTCGGCGGGGTTTCGCATAACTGAGGGATGGGTAATGACAGACAAAGTAGTGGTGCGTTTTCTGAAGGCCTGGCGTGGTTACTCTGCGGACGAGTTGGCCGGCTTCGATCAGACTGTAGTAGAGGGGCTGCAGACGAAAGGGTTCGCGGAAATCTATGATCCCAGCGGCGAGACGTCGCCAAAATCGAAGGGGGGTAAAGGCAAAACCGCGAAGGCCGGTGCTGCAAAATCTGAGAACGGCCCGGCTGCTGGGGCTGGAACTTCCGAAGCAACCACCGGGCCAAGCGGCACAACCGAAACCGGTGATGGACCCGACGAAGAGAAACCCTAAACCATGGCCCGTCGAATCGAATACTTCGGCGAGCCAGTTCTGACACTGGAACAAGTGGCCTTCCAGTGTCGGCTGGAACCGGAGGACATGGAGCCGGGGCTTATCAGGGACATCATCATTCCCGGTGTCACGACTCAGTGCGAGTCCAAGACCGGGGCCGGTATTCGTGGTGCGATCTACGAAGAGGACTGGCCCGCTGCATTCCCCTCCGGCCACGCACTGGATGTCGGTCAGGCGACCGAAGTTGTATCGGTCAAGCTGCGGCAGGCTGATGGCACGTGGAGCGATTACGCTGGCCCGGTAGAGCTCGAGCAGGGTCAGCGCGAAAGCTTCGTGTCGTTTCCGTCAGGGCGACCTGCTGGCGCCTTGCGTATTCGCTACAAGGCTAAGACGGATCTCGACCTTCACCCCGGCGTACGCAACTGGCTACTGATGGCGGCGGCGACGATTCATCGGCATCCGGAAATGTTCCTGGTCGGCCAGTCCTTGGCAGAGTTGCCTTCTGACTTTCTTGATCACCTGGTGGCCGAGATCACTTTACCGCCGAGGTTCTGACCATGGCCTATCGCGAACCGAGTGCCGGTGAGCTGGATCGGCGAATTACGTTGAGACTGCGCACGGATGTTCCCGCGCCAGATCAGGGGCTTGACTCGATCTTCACCGACGAGAAAAAGCGATGGGCGAAGATTGAGCCGGTCGGTACTGCGGTCTACACGGCAGGTGTTCAAACGGACGTAAAGATCACTCACCGCGTGACGTTCTACTTCCTCAAGGGCGTGAGCGATGCCCATGAGGTCGTGCACGGCGGCACCATCTACCGGGTGCGGCGTGTTGCCGACATGAACGGTACACGTCGTTACACCATTCTTGAAGTCGAAGAACTCGGCCTGCAGAAGTCCGGAGGCGGTATCTATGGCTAACTCTGCGTCGGTTGAAAGTTACCTGCACGTTGAAGGCTTCGAGGATTTCGAGCGCGACGCCTTCGATAAAAAGAAGATTCGCGCAGGGATGCGCAAGGCCGGCTTGCTGGTCACCCAGCATGCCCAGATGAACCTGGTGCTGGGCAAGGGGCGGCAAGGCTACCCGGCCAACCGGACCGGTGAGACGGTCAAGTCCATCAAGTTCAAGGTGTCGCGTTCGGGCTTCATGGTCAAAATCTCCCCGACGCTCACTCCCGCAATGGGTGAGTTCTACCCAGCCTATCTGTACTACGGCGTGAAGCAGGGGCGCCGGCCGCAGAAGCTTGCACCTGGTAAAGGTATTGGGCGTAAGAATCGGCGGCAAGCGGGT